GGATTGGAAGAACCCAGGCCGAAAGTATGAGCCATGGGAGAAGAAGCGGTGGGACATACAAAGCCATGCCTACTGTCTCGCTTTCGACGCCACCCAGTTCGTGTTATGTGTACTGGTAAATGGTGAAGTGCAGATCATTGAGATAGAACGCACAGACAATGATAGAATGGCGTTTACAGATTTGTGTTGGTCGATAGTACCTACGATTATGGCTAATCAGGTACCATGGCCGATGAATTGGGGAGGCTGGCACTGCTCCCCGAAATGGTGTCCTGTCTGGCAAGCAGGCGAATGCCGAGGGAAACACCTCGGAGAAAATCCCTGGTAGGGAGAAAGGTAAATATGACTGATACAGCAAAATTAACAGTCAGCTTCACCCAGAAAGTAAGTGAAGCAGCATATGAAACAGCGGACTACACGCTCTCCATAGAGCGCGATGTTCCTGAGTCCATGGGGGACGACGGCATTATTGCCGAAGCCACCTCTTTGTTTGAAACTGTGAAGACGGAAGTTCTTCGCCAAGCGGGACAGGAAATGGATCTTAGTCCCGATGGGGTTGTGATGCGTCGCCTGAAAAGCGGCGTTTCCAGGTCTTCAAATAGTCAAGCAAGCACCCCCGCGCAGGCCGCTCCGAGTGGCCCGACAGCCACATCAGTAGCTGCCGCTCCTGCACCGCAACGATCTACACCAGCAGGAGGCATGGTAAGTGGACGTGTATACAAGCGAGTTGATTTCTGTCTTGGTAAGAATGCAGAGCAAAACCAAACAGCGTTCAACCTTCTTGCTTTCCAACCTAATGAGTGGGCCGACGAAAATGGCGGCGTAATCAAGGTGTATGAAGTGAAAGAGAAAGCGGACGGCTCCACTGACGTGACGAAGAACGGGAAGAACTTCCCGAACTTCTCAGTGTCTAAGGATGCTTTGGCTCGTCTTGGCATGCAGGTAGCCCGCGACGTAGGCGTATGGGTTAATGATGGGGACAGCAATGTTCCTCTCAAAGTCTGGGACGAAGCTTCTGGACAAACCCAATCAGATGCCATCGAATGGGACTGGCTTGGACGCCGCGACGAACTCCAACAGTTTGCGTATAAGGGCAACTAATGGAGGAGGGCGAACCAATCGCCCTCACCACAGAGGAGATCGAGGCCCTTCTTGAAGGGCACGATCTCCCTGAGGGAGAGAGCCAATATAAATTTTTTAGACCTACCTCTGACGCTGTAGACCGATGGGTCGAATACGCCAAAGGCAGCGACGACTGCTTCTTCCTGGGTCTAGGTGACATCGACCAGAAGATGCGGGGAGTTTGGCCTAGCGACGTACTCGTCGTTACAGGCAGAGCACACAGTGGCAAGTCAGCGGTGGTCCTCTCAGCGATGGCACGCAACCTATTGGAAGACCCAAACTTTCATGGAATCATCTACACACCTGATGAGCCAGAAATTCTTGTTGTCTCCAAGTTGTATGCCCTCTTGTATCAGCGGAACCTTGCTGAGGTGGAGGAAGCCTTACGTGCAGAGGATGAAATAGTTCTTAACGAGATTCGAGAAGCCAAAGACGGGTTCTTGGACAGGATTAAGATATTCCCTAACGCATTGTCGTTCTCCGATATGTCGGAAGCGATGCGTGAGTGTGAGGACTACTGGCAGGTTAAACCGAAATTCGTTATGGTCGATTTCTTAGAACAACTTCCAGGTGCGGCAGGATACGAAGGTGTATCCACTGTGCTCAAAGGATTAAAAGAATGGGCTGAGACAGAGAACCTTCCAGTAGCGCTTATACATCAGTCAGGGAAAAGCTCCACTCGTGGAACTTCACGAGGTATGGATGACGGCAAGTTCAACGCAGATGAATACGCAATTCTGCAGTTGAATGTGTTTCGTCAACGAGACAACCCAAAGTTGTCTGACGTGGAACGAAGAATACATTCCGTTTCGGTGTCGCTTGATCTATGCAAGAACAAGCGACCTCCCTGCCACGTAACAATCCCACCTATCGATTACTACATGGACCCTAACTGCGGGCTAGTTCGTGAGTACTACGAAAGCGACATTCCAGGTGATGACAGATGGGTCGAATAACCAAATCAACCAAAGAAAAGTTTGCCCTTCTTCATGGAGGAGGCCATCTTGCAGATGTCACAGACTGGGTGCATCCGTTAGAGGAAGACAGTCAGGTAGCTCTTGGCTCTGGAGAACAATACTTAGGGCACATTGATCAACATCTCAATGGCAAAGTTGCTCTTGGGGTTTACCCATTGTGGAAACGCAACGGAGTATGGATGGTCAACTGGATAGCTGTGGACCTAGATGATGGGGAGGCTTCCAGCGTCCACGCTGACAACCTCATAGCTCTGCTTAAAGCCAAAAACATTACAGCTTGGAAAGAAACATCCAAGAGCAAGGGCTACCACGTATGGGTATACCTTCTAGAGCCGATGGCAGCAGCCATAGGTAGAAACGCCATGGTCGGGGCATGCCGAATAATAGATGTACCTACGCGTGAGGTGTACCCCAAACAAGTAACACTGGAAAGCAAGAAGATAGGGAACTGTTTACGTCTGCCGTACCCTCGCTACAGAGACATAGGCAGACACGAAGTGTTTAACCCTGACGGCACAGGCATGTTTGATGTGAGCTTGTTCACAGAACAAGCATGGGAAACCAGAAACCCTTCCCGACAGATCAGATCATTACTTCCCTTATATGAGGCAACTAAACCCAAGATTGCCGAGTTCGTTCATGGGTATGAACCTGCGAAGGACGGGTTCGTCGGAAGCGCCCGAAAAATTTGGGAGAACCTGCACACAGAGGATCGTTCTTCAACGATGTATGCCTTTGCGTCGAGCTTGTTGTGGCAAGGTTTCTCGTTTGACGCTACCGTGGAGTGGGTGCGAAGACTTGACGAGAGGCTGGGGAAATTCTCAGATCGTAATGACCGAGAAGCACAGCTACGAAACTTAGTTCAGAAAGCTGCAGATGCCAATGCCTAAGTCTTATACGTTCACCATTCCTGGGAAACCGAAAGTGAAAGGGCGACCTCGCTTTACCAAAAGCGGTCGCACCTACACTCCGAAGAACACTAGGGAAAGGGAAGATCACATAAGGAGCCTTTATGATGGCCCAAAGTTTGAAGGTCCAGTGGAACTCCATTGCTTGTTGACCGCAACTGAAACAGTAGTAACCATCACTCCTTATGAAGCTGAGAAGTGTCCGTTGCGTGGCGACGCAACGAACTATCTGAAAGCAGTCGAAGACGCCCTCAACGGTGTCGCCTATGACGATGACTTACAAATTTATCGGATCGTTGGGGAAAAGAAATGAACAAGCCCTTCCATCAAGGCTCCTATCAAGAACGGTATACCCAGATGGGGGACGAAGCTGAAGGACATTTTGAGAAGAACAACAGTTCTTGGGTGAGGTACGGTTTGAACCGTCCTGACTTTCTTGTGCATAAACTTCCGCATCACATTCGATACACCCCTGACTATCTTCAAGGTGACCCTGTGCGCCTTGTCGAAGTTATGGGTATGGGAAGAACTCCGTTAAAGATCAAACTTGAGAAGCTTGCTGCGTTACAGTGGTGGGATGCATCAGGAATCGATGTATGGTTGTGGATCTGGTCTTCAACCAGAGAAAACTTTGCGGAGCTAAAGTACAGAGACATGATGAATATCATTAATAAAGAAGATGCGCCTTTGGGGAAGTTCCCTGAGGGGAAAGTGTTTTTTAATGTGAGTTCCAAGCTTCTGCCTTGGAACGATGCGTGATCCCTATCTGGGAGACGACGACGACTTTGAAGATAGCGAATTAGAATACGAATATGACGAGGCTGCTCGCCGCAGGATTGGTAACGAACGCAGAAAAACCACAGGTGTCGTAAGAAAAGCAGGCACAGGTTTTGACGAAGTTGGTGGGGCTGAGTTTATAGAGGCCATGAGGGAAATGAAGTTTCCTGCCCTTAAGCCACCACCTAATCTGCTTCCAAGAGAAAATTTACGAGCGCCTATTCTTTACGAACACGCTCCTCAGAACCGTAGAACTTTTACTCCGTGGCATGAAACTGAGTTGGGTGCCTTAATGGAAACCCGACCCTTTCAGGAACCTCATCCTGATTGGGAAACAAAAGATAGCGAACTTGCTGACCTCCGCACAGCCGTGCAGGAGGTCTTTGACTGTCTCAGCGAAGACGAAGAATGGTTATACAACTGTCTTGTCGAAGTTGGGTTGTCTCTCCGATTCCTGTCACGAGTACTCGAAATACCTAAAAGCACTTTGGCTCGTAGGCGTGACTCACTCGCTCAGAAATTAAGAGAGGGACTGCTGGGGCATGCGGTGGTGCGGGAGTACCTGTTTACTCGTTCAGGCTATCGTGAGAGTCCACACACTCCTGAAGAAACAGACTGAGATGCTGTAACCATTGCATGATCGAAGACAAACTCATCAGGTTTCCTTCACGAGATTCGCCCCAAGCGGTAAGTAAATCTTGGACCTCTCCAGCATCGAAAACCATTAGGACACCAAGAGAACCATCCACCCACGTACCGTGGGTGCCATCGTTCATGTCCATGAGATGACGGTTGGCTAGAAGCTCGTGATGAATTGAGTCTTCTAAATCTAAACCTTCTTCAGCCATCCAGTCGGCCCAGTTATCCTCGAACTGTTCGTCCACAGAGTCACCGACCCAGACGGCCCTTAGCTAAAGTTTTGACTGCTGCAATGCCAGCGGCCATTGCTGCTGCTCCAGCCGCTTTCCATGTGCTGACATCGGTGACAACCATTACGGCTAAACCCGCTTCGACTGCTGTCCAAACGGAACGCTCAACCCAGTCCGTCCAGTTAAAGTTTTTCTGAGAAACTTCGGTCATAACTCCTACTTTCCGAAAGGCCGACCGTTCTGATATTGGTTACCTAAACCAGTTCCTCGCAAGAACTTAGCGTTCTCTGCGGGTGTTTTACCGTGGTTCGTTTCAGGTTCTTTGACAGGTTTCTTTTCAGACGTACCTGTCATGTTCGGATCGTTCATCGGTCCTCCTATATAAAAGCTGTCGTGGCCCAACCACCGAATAATGCATCCCATGTTTGTAAGCCAACAACGCCATCGACTTTTAAGAAAGCTTCAAAAGCTTTTTGGAAATCTTTGGTGGCTTTAGCACTCTTTCTTCCCCAGATACCATCGACCCCGCCAGGGTCGAAGCCAAGGTCGCTCAGACGCTCCTGAACGGCCCGTACGGCCTCTCCACGACTTCTCTTGACCAGAGATAGCGGAGAGTGCGAAATCGTCTCCCTGAGCCTGTCAACGTGAGCTTTGATTCCGTCCCAGTCAATAGTGTTGGGATCACCCAACGGCATAGGCATACCAGAAACCAACCAGTCATACAACCAGTTGCCAGGACACGTCGAATTACCCAGGTCCCTATGACCTTTCACCCACAGCTTGTCGTCATACCTGCTTTGGATGTCACCTATGAGCCATCGGATCGATTCCCTTGCGGCCTGTGGAACTTCGACAAACCCCCAACCCGTGTAACAAACCGATTCAGTGCGGCTATTCCAGCCCTTCGTAGCACCCGAAACAATTCCCGCTCCTCTTCCCGCATAGATGACCCCCTCAGGGTCAACCAACCAGTTATAGGCAATAGCGTTCCAGCCCCGAGAGTCCATGTGATAACGCTCGAAAGCTTTCAATGCCGCGATACCTTTAGGAGCTTCCTTCACTCCACTGTGATGCAACACGATTCCCTGGACACGCCACTTCTTCAGTTGCGTGAAAGGTTTCTTAGGGGGCCGCGCATCCCATCCTTGCCGCGAAATAATGGTACGCATAACTATAACTATACTTTCCTAGTCTCTATGTCTACTCGATCTCGCTGATCCTCCGAGTGTTTAATCTTATCTTTGATTAGCTGGTTACGTTTCTCCTGCGGAGTGTTAGTCCTCAAACCCAAACCGAAGAGCGTAGAGAAATATGTGGTCATAAGTCTTTTCTGTTTAGCATCCTCATTGGGTATCAAACGACGCATCCTGCCGAGAAGAGGCATGGCCTGTTCAACAATATAAATTGTTTGATCCCTCATCTTCCACTCGCCACGCTTATTTTTTTCTGCCTGACCGAAAGCAGACATAAGGGGCATAAACCCAGGAAGCTTCTCCATCGCATGAGGTACCTGCTGGTACCTCCCAGTGAACGGGATGTCAGCGAACGTGCGTTTCCCCGCCCACAACTCGATAGGTAACTTGTAGAACGGCAACGCACTCTCAATCAAACCTCTCGCAGGAGAAGAAGGCGTCTTCAAATAGCGGGCAAGGTCCTTAAATGGAAGATCAGGTAAGGCATACACACGGTTGCCGTCGCTTTGGAATGGCAACCTGATCCCCATGTTCTCCCCGAAGTAATCAGGAACAATTCCTTCTCTTTCCGAAGTCAGTTCAAGCTCACCTTTGACCTGCACAATCCGATTCCACACCTCTGGTTTCTTTCCCAACGACTCAATCAGGACAGGGATAATGTTTTTCTGCCACGTCCAGAACGGAATAACCATTTTCATCTTCTGATCCATGTGGGTCAGGTTCGTGTAATCAAAGTGATACTTGTAAACCGCAGCTAAAGCCTCTCCAGGGCTTCCCCCGCCCATCATAATGTGATGGGCTAAAGCTCCACGAAGAGTGAACTCTGCTCGCTGATTCAAACGACCAATCGAAGTAAACAAAATGTTTTCTGAACTCCAAGGCTTCCAAGCCTTCGCCGTCTTCATATGCTCGACAAGAGAACCACCAGTCTCATTAACAGCGTTCTTAACTTCCATGGAAGTGATACCAGTATTAGCCATACCAGTCTCAGCCCAATCAGCCATCACATTCCACTCGTGAGGTTCAGCCCGACCCAAACCATGACCAATCGGTACTTTCTTACCTTCCTTAGCGATCAGCCTTGCACCGTACGCCACATCGCGAGGACGACCAGCGTCCTCTGCGGCTTTCAAAGCTTGCTTTCGCATGAGATCCACACGCATATGCAGACTTACAGGAACACCAGCGATCTGGTTATTGATCCAAGTTCCACCCATCAAGTTTCGGTACACGAAACCAGTCGTAGCAACAGCCTGAGCTTTCCAATAATTCACAAACGTGTTGTAGTTACGCATCCAAGCCTTGGTTTCGATGGGATTACGAAGCCTAGCTATCGACTCAAACGCAGCCTCAAACAATTCGGCACTCTCATCACCAGCATTAACAAGCCGATAGCCACTCAGATGCCGTTTCGTTCTAGACGATATCTCACCGCTCTTACCAAACCCACCGCTTTGAATCAGATACTCACCCACATGCTGCTCGTGGACAGCACCAAGAGTGTGTTGGGCACGAGCGTTATTCAAAACTTTCAAAGCTTCTTTCTGTGACTCCGCATAGTCAATCTTCGTCACAGTACCCGCTTTAACGTCAGTGATAGCTTTCTCAACCTGACGCACAAAATCGTTGACCACTTTGCTTTGCTGGTCAATGGTCTGCAGAACCACAGCCATCTCACCCTCTGTAATCTTTGTGATCTTTCCTTGTGCATTCGTATGTTTAGGGACGTTTGCCTGCAACCACTGACGTATGCGAGCCAACTCTTCGTTGGCAGTTACAACTTGTTCCTCTAAAGCTTGTTTACTGAACTCAAGCTGCTTAACCGTCTCTTGGTTCCTAACAGCCCCATGTTTCCCCTTAACCCCAGCAGCGATCTGATCATTAAGAGTATTGATCTTGGCTTCATAAAGCTTCTTAGCTGCATTGTTATAGCGAAGCATACGATTCTGAATGACAGACAGAGGTTCGTTGAGCGAACCAATCAGAAACTTCTCAGCTTCAAACAACTCTGTTTGTAGTTTCTGTACTTCCTGAACCCTTTCGATCCATTGCCTGTAAGGCTCAGATCTAAAGATCTGTTCTGCTTTCGCTTGTTCCGCACCACTAGTACGCCCACTCCTCTTCGGTGGAGGTACGACATACGTCCCAGACTCTAGAGCCTCGAACGCCCCATCCTCATCTATTATCACCCAATGATTTTTTTGCTCACGGGCACGGAACTGGCGATTAGCGGAGCGACCCTTCTGGAAATTCTGTCCCGTAACCACTGCCTCGCCAGCGTCATCGAACTCGACTTTGCCCCCACTAGCGACCGAATCCTTAAGATCCCAGTCGCCAGCCCTTCTGGAGCCACCTGCCCTGCCTGGGCGTCGCAAGCCAGAAATGCTGGTTGGGTCTAGCTGGACTGGCTCATAAACACGGAACACTTCACCACTTGTCGCTGTGTGTAACTCCCCCGTAGGGCGCACCAATATTACGTCACGGTCAACCGAACCACTCGACACCCCTGGGCTGGGACCCCCGTCCTCAGGATTGACACGACCCGTCCATTCAGTCGGGGTAGCTCCCTCATCAGCGTAAATCCACAAGTCATCGCTTTTCGTATTTACAGCAAAGACATCCCGCTCATAAACCTCTGGAGATCTGAGGGTTGGTGTTGGTTGTGGTGTGATCTCAGGCAACGCTGACCGAGGAGAGGAGGTGAGAGGTTTGGGGCCAGTAGGCGTTGCCTTTCGTGTACGAAGATATTCTCTAGCCTCATCACCTTCCAAAACGATCCTACGTCCGTTAGGTCCATCAACCTCAATCCTGTTGCCACCCAAGCGATGCACCCCACCCTCACTGGTGCCCCACATCGGCACATTCGGATCCCTCGAAGATACAGACGACACATGGGGCCCAACCCTTGGCTCTGGAATAGTCTGCCGACCAGGGGGAGGCATACGAATAGCAACCCTTTCGATTACCTCTTGAGCAGGAGCAGCTTCTCGTGCCGCCGTACTGGAATATTGAAGCATGTTGAAAGACTCAACCACGTTCAGGGTGTATTCCTTCTGAAGCGCCTTATTTGCATCTAGCAGTCGAGCTTTTTCTTTCCCCACTTGTTCTTGCCAATCGAGCACATGTTCCATTCGCTCGTCTAAAGCATTGTCAATTCTTCTACCAAACGCTCTAGCTGCACCTAGTTGCTGCTTGTTAGCTGCCTTAGGCACGTTCTGGGCATACACACCAGAACGTGGCGTGGGATTAAAATAGATTGACCGCTGTTGACGATGAAGCCACAAAACAAGACCCTGCTCCCCAGCATTCCCCCCAGTGGTTTCCGAAGCACGAGGACCAGCTATGGGAATCTCAGTACCGTCAACATCAACAACCCACTCCACATCAGACTTTTTTCTGATAACAAATTCCCCCCTATGCTCAGTTAAACTTCCATCAGTAGAACGAATCTTGCCCCCAGTAGCACCCACACCCTTCTGAGGTCCAGTGGAAAACTTCACCACTGACCCAGCATTCAACTCCGTGGCTATCAACTCGTTAATCTCGTCAACACCCTTAGCAGGCCAATTCTCGGCCCCCATGTTGCGGGCCTCACTCCAAGTCGAAGCTTCCTTCCCAGCTTTCTGCAACGGAATACCGTCAGACACGGCTGTGCCGCCTCTTTGAGCAATCCAGTCATTAGCGAATCTTTGGATGCGCTCCAACTGAGCCTCACCGACGTTATTCAAAGTAACCTTGTTCCCCGAAACCGAAACACTCATCGTGGTGTTACGGTTCCAACCAGGATTAGCTTCCGTGTACGCCTTCCAAATAGCTTTAGTTTCCGATCCGCCACCAATATCGACATCAACCAGTTGGCGTTGAGTCAACACTTCTTCTGCTTCCCTAACCCTTTGGGTAGCTACATCTACAGCCGTTTCCTGAGCGTTAGAAACATGTGCCTTAAAGAACGTGACATCACCGAAGTCACCTTTACCCAACCGCTCCAATATCTCAGCGCCTTGAACACTTGCACTTAACTCCTGCATGTTACGTGAAGCATTCCGAGCTAAATACTGAATCCACTCTTCCTGCTGAACCAAGTATTCCCCGAGGGCTTCAACTTCGGCTATGAAGTCAGCAGAGTCAGGACTGAACCTAAGTCTCTTCTCTATCTCGGCAACGATAGCTTTGTGTTGCTGCCTAACAATATCAATATCGTCACGAATCCGCACCAGTTCTTCCATAGCACTGGCGACATCCCCCTCGGTGAGCGAGCCTGCGTACTCATCGAAGGCAACATCGCGCTTCGCTTGCGCTTTAGCCTCTCGGGCAGAAGGACCAAGCGGCTTCACCTTCGCACCAAACTTGCCTCCAACCCTGGGCTGCTCAGATTGACCAAACTCAAGAATCCTTCTGCCACCCTCAGTCAAATGATCGGCAGTGCCATCCCGTAACGCCATCGCCGCTGACTCAACATCCTCTATCCCCTGCCTCAACTCGACAAGTTGATCAACGGCTGCCGCCGTTTCACGCCGAATAGGACCAATCCCTTTTCGATTCCTCGGTTGAGCAGCTACCAACTCATCAACAGGGTCATCTGCATATTTGGAAACAACCTCTGCTTCAGTAGCAATCCTCTTCTCTAGCGCGATCTTCTTCTTCTCCGCTTTGGTACGTGACTTTTTTGCGTCCTTTATACCTTTAGCAATTTTGTTGCCTATAAAATTGTTTATGTACCCTTTATCGTTTCCTTTAACAATGATCCCAGCTTGAGCTAAGTCATCAACGATTGACTTAGCTCGAACCGTTGATGTCATCATCCCTAGATAACGGGGCAAAGCAATGGACGCATCGTCCGTAAATAACCGCTGGTAGTCTTCACCCATTCGGGATTTACCTATGTTGTCCATTTGGGTGAGGACACTGCCACCCCCTGCTGCATCGTAAGGCTTAAACCCTTGACCCATAAACGAAGAACGAAGAATCCGTCCATCCTCTGTGGTTACCTGCACAGGTAACCCAGAGTT